CATTCCTGGTTTAATGTTTAATGCATAACGCCAATCTGGTTGCACATTAGTACCACTTCCTGAAGCTGGAATAATTTGAAATATATCTAACTTAGTATAAGCTGGGACAACGTTTGATGGTTTATATCCTAATGTTTTTGCTAAATCATAAATATTTACGCGTTCAGAGGCTTGTTCTAATAATGATTCTCTTAAATTATTATCTGCATAATATGATAAAACATCACCAACATATGCTGACATTTCTATAAACAAACTACCAGGCGACGCTTCATTAAAGTCAGTATAAGTTGTTGGAAAATACTGTTTAGCAAAATCTAATAAGTTTTGTTTAAATTGTCCAAAATCTTTCCCTAAATATGAAATATCTTTTTTTATTTCCATTTTATTCCTTATACCTCAGTTACTTTTAATGTGCCCATATCCGTTGCTTGTAATAAAATAGCCCGGGTATCAAAATTGCCAACTGAAAATGTTATTTTTATTGATACCGTATATTCTACCATATTCGGATCATCTATTTGTGTTGTTATCTCGATTGAATCGATATTAATATATGGTAAAAATACCGAAACGGGACCTGTAATTAATTCTTGAATTTCTGATTTTAAGTCATCAGTTATTGGCTGAAATAAAACATTTAATAAGTGAGAACCAAATTGTGGATAACCATATCGTTCACCTACCCGCGTTAATAATAAGTTCTTTAAATTTTCTAAAGACTGATCAGTGGTTGTATATATAGATGAAAAAATTCTATCATTTGATTTGTATGAAATACCTAAAGCAGTTGGTGTTCCTGCTACAGTATTTACATTGTTATCAACTGATATTATTTTATAAGCCATCTACATTCCCTTCTTTTTATTAATTGCTTTCATTAATGCAGAATAATCACGTGTCATTGCCTGTGCAACTTCAGGTGCTACATCAAAAACTTTACCAGTTTCTGGATCTTCCATTACTGCTGGTGCTACTGCTTCTCCAGAGATTGCAGAACGCATATTTTCGCGCATTGCTCCAAAATTTTGCGCATCAGATGAAGTCATACGAATTTCATCCATACCTTCATTCATGATATCACGAAAACTATTCATAGCTTCTGGAGCTGATTCCATTAATGGGTCAGTTTCATTTAAAATATCTGCCCATTTATTTTCTTCAAAAATAGGTCGTTTTTTTCTCGGAGCAACTACAGATGTTTGTGTTGGTGCCGACGGCTGTTTCATTTCCGTAATAGTAGATTGTAATCCTTCGCGAAGAATTTCTGTTAATTCTTCTTTAATAACTTCTCGTACGGCTGTTTTAAGTGCTTTTATAAGTGTTTTTGAATCCATATGAATACTTTTTAATAAATATGATTGTTAGTAGTTTATGCCCGTATTCCATTCTGATTCAGATGGTTTTGGTCCATATATAATACGATTTGTTTTATCAATAGCAAAATCACCAGGTTTTCCAATGTTATTTGGTGGAGTCGATGATACTATAATAACTTGGCTTGGGGCTTCAATTAAATCTAATAAAGAACGTTGTTGCTCTATCAGAGTATCTATAGCATCTTGTCTAGATTTAATATCAGATTCTGATACGTTGACATCCTGATAAAATTTAGAATCAGTTACAGCAACTCCTTCAACATCAACTGCTAATTCTGAAATTTTAGTAATAGCATCTTGAGTAAATTTATTAATTTCAATAACATCATTTTGACAAATTTGTGATAACAATGCAACTGCAGGTGCAATCATTACAGATAGTGCCGCAATTTTTGCGGTATATAATGCAAATAATGGACTGTATTTTTTTAAAATATCTAGAATTTTATTTAATAGTTCTTCTTGTGCTCCAATTATAGCATTTATTCCAGGAGTCGTAGGTATTGGTAATGTATTCTGATATGCTAAATAAACTACTGCAGCTTTTGCAATTCCTGCTAATATTGCTGCGGTTGCTCCAATATATCCTAGAAATTTAATAAATTCCAGTATGTATTGTTGCAATTGTTTTAATAACTGTTTTAAACGAATAACCATCGGATCAGAACATTTAACATTAACAGATAACTGTGCGGCCTCTGTTACAATTAAACCAGCAGTTACCAACATTTTATTTAGAATCTGGTTAAATGCCTTTTCTAATTTTGTTTGGGCGTCTGGTATTCGTTCTACAATTAAATTAAATGGTGGTGATGCCATGATATGTTATCCTTAAAGGGTAGGTACCGATGTTTTTTCTATAAAGTATTTATTACTTAAAATCGCCGGTAATTGTTGTTGTATAGTTGCAAGTTCTGCTAAATATCTAGGAGTGCCCTGATCAGTACATCCTAATGATAACGCAGTGATTAATTTATCCAGTACTGAATATAATTCATTTCCATGAACCATTTTCTGATCAGCTTTATCATTGCCAATTCGAACTTCACCGATAGTATTTAATACAATACCCTTTTGGGCATCAATTACTGCTATATCTTTATTCGCACGTAATATTAATCTATTAGAATTAACTAATATTTGTGAACCAGCAAATGAATTATATTTTGAAAGTTGTCTAGATAATTTAAAGTCCAAATTTTGTGTAGATGTTAAATAAATAGATGAAGCATCTGAATTAATATTCTCAACTACAAATTCTTTATCTGGATAATTTTGTCGACCATTTGATAAAATAATAATAGGATCTTGTTTAGATCCAATCCAACCTGGTGGTTTAGTATAATAGTTTGCTGGATATTTTGTTGTAATAGTGCTACCAAATCGAATACTATTACCAAATCGGCCTTCGATTAATAAATCACCTTCAAATGGTTGTAATGGAGAAATTTCATGTTTTCGTTGAAATGTTTTTCCTGGTTTTACCTGTTCGATAGTTTCGCTATCAACATTATCAGATAATCCAGGCAACATGTTTTCGTGTATAGAAGACTGCACATCAATTGATGTTACATAATACCAACTCTCACGCCATTTACCTTGACCAGTTGATTCTTGATTAAATGTTCGATATATTAAAACAAACTCTCCAACTAAGGGAATTTGTTTCATATTGATATTAGATGGCTTTGCTAGAAATGGTTTATTGTTAAAATAACCACTACATGATCTTACACGTAATGCAAATAATTTATTAGTAGTAGCATTAGCATCAGTAGATGGAATGTGTTGATATGTATAATCGTATTCTAATACTTCGGCAACATCCCATTCTAATTGTTTATTTGCCATTCGGTTCCTTCTCAAATGTAGATTTTACATCTTCGACACGTTTAGCTAAAATCTGAGTATCATAATCATCAGTCAATTCATCAGTCAATTCTGCAGTTAACGTGGCCTCAGCAGCTTTCAATAACTGCATTTTTTCATCGTCTGACAAAAGACTATCACCACCAGTAATAGTTTGTTTAGTAGAAATATAACGTTGAACAATTGCTGTTAATTTAACTAGATGATCGTCATTCTTGATAGACACATCTAAGATGTCTTTAATTAATGGAATAACAACTGTAGCATCAGATGCGTTTTTTATCAGTGGTTGCAATGACGCAATCAACTGATTCATTTGACGATCTTTTTTCTTGCTGTTATGGTATACATCCGACATTAAATCGGAAAAACTAGTACCTTTGAATATTTCATCGTTCTTATCCATTCGTAAAACCCTTTAATATAAATATCAAAAGGGCAATTTTACGAAGTCTGTACGTTCATACTCTTTAAATTTGTCGGTATAAATTTGTTTTAATGTCTTAATAACTTTGGTAATGTTATTAGTTTCTAATCCGGTGCGCTCCCGAATAAAGATATACAATGCTTTTTTATTGAAGTTTTCAATCGTTTCTCTCGTTTCAAAGATATGAAGAACTGAATCAGCAATATGAATGTCAATTGGGTTAGTAAAGATATAATTCAAGTTATCATAACAATATTCAATATACGCATCCATAAAGTATTGGAGTGTTTCACGCATATCAGTGTTATGCATTTCAGTCATAATATTGCGTTGATCATCAATATTAATTTCTTGCATATCTGCTTTTACTTTTGCATAACCTTTTTGGTTCTCTGCAATTAGATAATTAAATGACGTTCTTGTATAATAAGAATATGCTTTTCCATTTAATGGATTAAACTTATCTAAACGAGCAGTTAAATATGTAACTAAATCTGTTTGAAGATCTTGAAAAGACGAATCAATATAATCAGGTTTAATCTTGTTGATAATATTTTCGGCTAATTTCATGAATGGCGGATAAATAAATCTGCGATATATTTTTTCACGCAATACTTTATCACCTTCTACACTATTATAAGCTGAAATTGCAAAATCAGTTATTTTTGTGAAATAAACTTTATTTTTCCTCGCTCGAGCCATCTTCAAATTCTTGTTTTAATTCCGTTACCACTTCTTTCAATAACTCAAATGTTGTACCTGCTTCATCTTCTGATTCAAAAGCACCTAACCTATCAATTTGCGTCATAGCATCATATGATTTCTCAATTCGATCGTACATGTATTGATTGGTTGATTCTAGTAACTCAATGTATTCTTGTGAGTCAGCTAATGCACCAGCAAGATACCATATACGATATGCTAAATAACCAATTGTACAAAGTGATGCTATACTAATTAATATTAATGCCATATTATTCCTCGTTAAACGCTTTGAATAAGTCAGTTAAAGTTTGTTCAACTTCTGGATTATTTTCAGCTAGATTTTTTAATCCATTACTTTTTTGAATTCGACTTTTTTCTGAAGATACTTTAGGTGTCGCATTGTTACGATTTCTCCAACGCTCAAATTCAATCTGGGCTGCCATATGATCACCATGATGTAAAATGATAGGTAAATTCGTTTTCAATTTAGCTTGTGCTGAACGAGCAACGAAATACGGTTTATTTGCATCATCATACATACCATCATGAATCTTAATTGCTTGATATTCAGTCCAAGACATTTTAATATCATATTGCTGAAGCAACCAAACTGATAAATCTGGTACCATAGCAAACGGAATATTTTCATTTGCTTTATACATCTTGTTTTGATTCTTGCGATGCCAATCTGATGTTTCAACTTGATAAACTTCATTACCATCTCCTGGAAATCCTACTTTACCTAAATCATGATGCATTGCTGCAAAACGAAGTTCTTCAATAGTATAACCAGACATATCTGCACCCATTTCAGCCCAAGACTCATAAAGTTTTTCAGTACACGCAATAACACGAAGTACATGATCTACATAACCACCTGCAAAAGCATTGTGGAAATGTGCCATTGAAGATGCTGGCATCATTACCATGCGTTCTTCAAAGTCATCATACATTTTATTAAGTTGATCTTTT